CCGCCGTGCCTCGACTTTTGCCTTCGCTTCACGATTTGAGGACATAGAACCATGCCTATCCGTGGCAGCAGAAAGAAAGGATTTCAACCTAAGGAAGAACCGCCGCGCAGTAGCGCCGCTTCAATGTCGCGTTCTGCGTACCTTCGGCAGAGCCTCGACGAGCTCGAGAACTGGTCGCAGCAGGCTGCGCTCCAGGGCTCGTGGCAAGCGTGCGGGAAGCTGAAGGCCGACGCGATCCGGGTCAAGGCCGAGCTCGAGGAGGCGCTGGCGAAGGAGGCCACGCCGTCGGACGGCATGACCGACGCCGAGCTCGTGGCGCTGGTGCAGCGCGCCATCGCCTCGCTTCCGGAACGGCATCTCGAGGTCGTGGAGGACGCGCTCGCGTTTCGGCGCGGGAAGCCTGCATCCGTGTCGAGCCAGGTGGAGCAGTGAGCCTCGTAGGCCTCGCGCGCGGCCTCGACGTACTGGCGCGTCGGGCGCAGGCCGATCCGCTGGCCTACTTCCGGCCGACGGTGCCGCAGCTCGAGTTCCTGAAGTGTACGGCACCGGTCGCCATGCTCCGCGCGGGGAACCAGCTCGGGAAGACCATCGCGGGCCTCACGGACGTGATCTGGCGCGCCCTCGGCACGCACCCTTACGTCCCCGTCGCTGCGCCTCCGCTCGAGGCGTGGGTCATCTGCTTCTCGTGGGAGCAGTCGCTCTCGGTTCAGGCGAAGTTCGCGAGCCTCTGTCCTCCGGGCGCGCTCGCCGAGGGCGTCGAGTTCGTGCCCGGCAAGGGCTACACCGGTCGCGTCCCCATCGTGCGATTCCGGAACGGCTCCATCGTCCGGTTCAAGACCACGAACCAGGGTAGCCTAGGCCTCGCCTCGGCGACGATCAACCACGTCTTGATCGATGAGCCGCCGCCGCCCGAGATCTGGGGCGAGCTCTGCGCGCGCGTGCTTCGCAACCGCGGGCGCATCCGGCTCACGATGACGCCCATCGGTCGTCCGGTGGATTGGCTACGCGACCTCGTGAAGGCCGGCGAGGTGGTGGACATGCACTACGCGCTCACGGTCGAGAACACGACGCCCATCGGCGGGCGCCCGCTGTTGACGCAGGCCGAGATCGACGGCCTCGCGGCGCGGTACCTGCCCCAGGAGCGCGCGCAGCGCCTCCACGGGGATTGGGACAAGGGCTTCGTGGAGGGCCGGATCTTCGAGGGCTTCGACGTGGACAAGCACGTCTCCGATCTTCCGCCGTTCGGCGAAGTCTTGATCGGCATCGGCATCGACCACGGCACCGACGCCGGGACGCAGGTTGCGACGCTCACGGCCGTCTCGAAGGACGGCGGGATCGAGGGCAACCCGCGGATCTGGGTGCTCGACCAGGCGATCTCCGACGGCCTCACGACTCCCGAGCAGGACGCGCGCGACATCATCGGGATGCTGCGGCGGAACGGGCTCCAGCTCGAGTCGGTGGATCGATGGACCGGCGACCGCAAGCACGGCGGCAAGCGCTGGGGCGGGCGCAAGAGCAACGCGCTCCTTCAGCAGGGCTTCGAGCGTCAGCTCAAGCTCCCCATCGGCGCGCTCCCGTTTCGCATCCGCACGGCTTGGAAACCCGCGGGCTCGGTGTTCGAGGGCGCGCGCGTGCTCCACGCCGCGATGTTGCGGCAGGACTTCTTCATCCATCCGCGCTGTACCGCGCTGATCGATGACCTGTCACACTGGACCGGCGCGGACGACGAGCACAAGCACGGGATCGACTCGCTGCGATATAGTGCCGTTGAACTGATTACGACGCGGCTTTACGTCCCGCAGACGTTGAGGATGCACGGATGATCCCCACCGACCAGCTCTTGCCGCCCGTTCCCCCGTCTGGCCTCGACGCGCGCCGGTGGGAGCATACGCGCCTCCGTCGGCGGCTGCTCGAGGGCACGTGGGAACGCGACCTCGTGGAGCGCCTCGAGGTCCACCTTGGCTCCGTGCGGCGCCAGGCGTGGGGCGTGCCCGACTTGTCGAGCAACCCATTCCGCATCATCTGCCGCGAGCTCTCCGCGCTGTACCTGACGGCCCCGGACGTTCGGCATACCCGCTCGCCCGACCGCGCCGAGGAGCTCATCGGCGGAAGCGGCATCATCGCGCGCTCTGGACTCTGGGCGACGATGCAGCGCTTTCAGAGCCTTGTGATCGGCTGTCGGGAGTACTGGCAGCGGATCCACGTCTCCGAGGATGGGCGGCTGACCTATCGGCCGGTGCCCCCGGATATGACGCTCGCCTACGCCGCCGAGGACCGGCCCGACTACCCGCTCGCAGTCCACGAGCTGCGGCTTCGTCATTCGCTCAACGGCGGCGGGCCGATCTGGACCTACGACGTGCTCGACATCCGGAACCCGGAGTATCCGGAGTACTGCATCCACGTCGCGACGCCCGAAGGCCGGCTCGGGGAGGACGTGACCGCGGCCTACCTCGGACAGAGCTACTCGGGAGACGCCTACCCGTATCGCCGCGCCGACGGCCGGCCGGTTCTTCCCTACGTGCTGTACCATGCCGAGCGCATCGGGGACCGGCTCTTCGACGCTTACGAAGGGATGGAAGTCGTGGAGGGGAGCCTCAACCTCGCCGTGAGCTATTCTTTCCTGCTCCACGTCCTGAAGGACGCGAGTTGGCCGCAGCGCTACGCCGTCGGCGTGCGCCCGACCGGCGCGAGCATGGAGGGCACGGTGGCCGGCGCGCGGCTGGAGATCATCACCGACCCGGCGACGATCCTCCAGTTCGAGGCGGTGGACGAACAGCAGCCGATCATCGGCCAGTTCCAGGCCGGCGCGGACGCGGGGGCGCTCGAGGCCACCGTGGCTAGCATGGCCAACCGCCTCGCCCAGGACGCCGGCCTCTCGCCGACGGACATCAGCCGCCTCTCCGGTTCGGCGCGCAGCGGGTACGCCATCGCGCTCACGAACGAGGGCAAGCGCGAGGCGCAGCGCAAGTACGCGAGCTCCTTCCGGGCCTCCGACGAGGAGCTCGTGATGAAGACGGCGATCCTGTACAACCGGGCGACGGGCTCCACGTTTCCCGAGGGCGGGTACAGCGTGTCCTACCGGGCGATCCCGCTCTCGGCGTCTGAACTCGACGCGAGGCGCAAGCACGCGCTCGAGATGCTTGAGGCCGGGCTCATGTCGCGCGTCGAGGCGGTGCGGCTGTTCGACGAGGGGCTGACGCCCGACGACGCCCGCGCGCTGCTCGAGGAGATCGACGCTGCGCGCGCGATGGAGCACGAGGCCGCGGAGGCCCCGGAGGTTGAGGCCGCGGAAGAGGAAGCCGAAGCGGCGGGCCTCCCCGAGGCCGACGAGGAGCAGCTTGCCGGTCGTCAGTGAGCGCCAGCGCCGCTTCCTCGCGGCGGTGCATCCGGACGTGCTGCGCCGCTTCCTCGAGGAGGGCGCCCGCGCCGGGTTCAAGCCGCCCGCCGAGGTGGCGCGCGAGGCCAAGCGCGGCCTCGAGCTGCGGCGCGAATACAGACGCGGCGGAACTCTCGTCGGCGCGCGACGCGCCTCCCAGCTTGCCAACCGTTCGGTCGTGAGCGTCGAGACGCTGCGCCGCATGGTCAGTTACTTTGAACGTCACGAGGTAGACCTCGAGGCCCCGGCAGCAAGGCCGGGACATCCGGGCTACCCATCCGCGGGTCGCATCGCTTGGCTTCTCTGGGGCGGCGACTCGGGGCGCGCTTGGTCACGGCGCACCCTGCGGGCTTACGAGCAGAGCCGCAGGAGTTCCGATGCCCGACGAGATGATCAATCCGACTGACGAGACGAACAGCCGCGCCGAGGACCGGATCCGGGCGCTCACCAACGAACGCCGGCAGCTTCGCGAGCAACTCGCCGCGATGCAGTCCCAGCTTGAGGCGCAGGCCGAAGCCGTGAAGGCCGCGGACGCGCTGAAGTCGCAGCTCGGCGAGTGGGAGGGCAAGTACGCGACAGCCGAGCTCAACTGGAAGACGGAGCGCGAGCTTCTTGCCAGGGGGATCAACGACGCCGAGGGGATCGAGTTCGTGCGGCTGGCCTATGACCGGCTCCCGAAGACGGACCGCCCCGAGCTCGGCGAGTGGCTCTCGAACGTCGAGAAGCTGCCGAAGGCGGTGCGCGCGTACCTCCCCGACGGACTCCCCCAGGCGCCCGCGCCCGCGGAGCCCGCCAAGGCCGTAGCGCCGCCGCCGCGCGCGAACGCCGGGGCGCTCCCCACCGCTGGACAGGCCCCGTCGAACTTCTCCCCGG